AGCTGCCCAATCCCTCTAACCCTTACCGGGGCCTCGGCCCTGTGCAAGCATTGGCCTATGACCTGGACTCCGAACTGTACGCGGGCAAGTGGAACCGTAACTTTTTCTATAACTCTGCCCGCCCGGACGGGATACTGTCATTTGACACTCTGTCCGAAGAGCAGTACAACCGACTGAAACTTCAATGGAATGAACGGTATAAAGGAACTGCCAACGCCCATAAAATGGCTCTCGTTGAGGGCGCGGCCAAATATCAGCAGATATCGGTAAGCGCTAAGGATATGGACTTCAAAGAACTGAGACTACTTAACAGGGACAACATCTTAGGGATATTCGGTATGCCTTTAAACGTGATGGGTATAACCGAGAACGTCAACCGCGCTAATGCAGAGGCCGGGGATTACACCTTTGCACGTTGGATAGTCACCCCGAGACTTAAAAGGCTGCAAGGCAAACTTAATGAGCAGTTTATCCCGATGTGGCCGCACTCCGAGAACCTTTATCTTGATTTTGACGACGTGGTTCCTGAGTCAGTGGAAGAGAAGCGGGCGCTCGCAGAGTCCGGGATTAAGTCTGGTTACATGACCATCAACGAAGCCCGCGAACTTCAAGGACTGGACCCGCTGCCCGAAGGCGATGTGTTGGTTGCACCAAGCGCCAATCCTTTCGGTGGTATGACCCTCGGTGTAAAAAAAAAGTCATTCAGCACTGAGCAGAAGGAATCTTATTGGCGGGCATACGTCACCCGGGCCGAGACTTATGAAAAGCGGATGATAACCGCATTAAAAGAAATGTTTAGCGCCCAGGAATCGGAGGCGCTTGGTAAACTACACGCCGGCAGCCGCGACCTGATAGATGACGCGGAGGCAAAGGCAACATACTCAAAGCTGGCCACTCCCATCTTGACTGACCTTATGCAGCTGGCTATCGACAATGGCCGAGAGTTAATCAAACCGAAACCTGTCCATACCGAGGCGGCGCCGCCTGATAAACCACCTCTTAACCAATCGGCTTTGAAATGGTTACTCACAAGGATAGGCTGGGCAGCCGAATCAATAGGCGAAGAGACGGCCAGGTTGTTAAGCGAGGCGCTTGCTGATGGCTTTGCAGCAGGTGAATCAATGCCTGACATAGCAAAGCGCATACAGGCGGTATTTGATGGATGCTCAAGCCGCAGGTCTATCTTAATTGCGAGGACAGAGACTATCACCGCCAGCGCGCAAGGAGCCATTGAAGGTTACAAGGAAGCCGAGATTGAGCAGGCCGAGTTCCTGGCGGCGATTGATGATCGGATTTGTGAGGACTGCGATTCAATGAATGGTGAAGTATTTAACTTAGATGATACAGGGGGGATAATCCCTATTCATCCCGATTGCCGGTGCTGTTGGATTCCAGTAGTATAGGTCGCCATAGCTCAGTAGGCAGAGCAGGTGTTTTGTAAACACCAGGTCGCAGGTTCGATTCCGTGCTGGCGGCTCCAATTTTTATCCCAGGAGGTAATTTATGGAAACTATGTACAAAACCTTCCGCCCTGAAATAAAGGCGGTCAATGAGGCCACTGGCGAAATAGACATGCTGATACCTATGAGCACCGCCTCGACTGACAGGGACGGTGAAAGCATCGATCCGTTAGGCTGGCGTAAGTCTTTGCCGGCCTTCAGGAAGCGCCCGGTGCTGCTGTCCTCTCATAACTACGGAGACCTGCGCAAGCAGATCGGGGAGTTTATGCAGGTCAAAGTCACTGAGGACGGGTTATTTGCCAAGCCTAAGTATTATGTTAATGAAGGCAACGAGGAGGCAGACTGGGCGTTCAAGCTCGCTTCAAAGGGCATGGCCGCTTACTCAGTGGGGTTCATCCCCAAAGCCTGGACAGATGGCGACGGCGAAAAGACCCCGGCCCGGACGTACACTGAGCAGGAATTACTGGAAATCAGTCATGTTGTTGTGCCGTCAAATCGTGATGCCATTCAGGGACTGCGGGGCAAGTCGGCTGACCCGCTGGTAAATAGCATAATCGAGGATATTGTCAGTGCAGAGATCGTTGATATGACTGGCGACATTATAGTAGCCACCACTACTAATAGCACTGATGATACCACAACTGTTACAACAAGTGTGGTAACAAATGAGGTAATAATCAATTCCCCGCGTGTACACAGTCAACAGGAAATCACCGACGAACTTGACTACATCAGGACATTGGCCAAAGAGAACGGCCTCTCTGATGAAAACCGCAAACTATTATCAGACATAGCACAGGAAATAGCACGCACACCGGATAGCGACATATCCGCCGAAGATAAGACACGAATGGCACAGCGTATAGCGATAGCAGTCGCTAACGCGCAAATATAGGAGGTAATTAAATGGGAAAATACATGACCCCAGAAGAAACTAAGGAATTGTCCGAAATTGCTGCATCGGCGGCAACCCAAGCAACTGAGACTAAAAGGGAAGAAATAATCTCCGAAGCCAGAAAGGAATGGGAGAAGGAAATCCCCAAGAGGTTCACCCCTGGCGGACAGGCAGAGGAAACCACGGGCTTCAAATCCCTGGGCGAGCAGTTGCACGCAGTCATGCGCGCAAAGACCGGCTCCGGTGAGGACCCCCGCTTGAAGGCCATCGTTGGTAACAGCGAAGGCGTGCCGGCGGACGGCGGATTCCTGGTACAGACCGACTTCGCCACTCAACTCCTCGAAAAGACCTTCCTTAACTCGGACATCGTGAACCGGGTATTCCGCATCCCCATTTCAGCCAACAGCAACTCGCTGAAAATACCGGCAGTGTCCGACTCCAACCGCGCGGACGGCTCACGCTTCGGTGGCATCAGGGCTTACTGGATGAATGAAGGCGGCAGCAAAACCGAGTCTAACCCGTCATTCAAACAGGTATCTCTTGAACTCAAGAAGCTGATCGGTTACTGTACCGCCACCGACGAGCTTCTGCAGGACGCCTCGGCTCTTGAAGCCTGGATACAGAAGGCATTTGCCGCTGAGTTTGACTTCAAACTGGCGGACGCCATCATCAACGGCGACGGCGCGGGCAAGCCCCTCGGCATCCTCAACTCTGGCGCATTGGTGACAGTCACGGCTGAAACCGGCCAGGGCTCAAGCACCATCGTTGCAGAGAACATTATCAAAATGTGGGCATCCCGCTTCGGCCCCAACGCTGGAAACTACGTCTGGTTGATTAACCAGAACATCGAACCTCAGCTCTACACTATGGGACTCGCAGTAGGCGCAGGCGGAATAGCTGTCTATATGCCCGCTGGCGGACTGTCCGGCGCACCTTACGGAACTCTCTTCGGACGCCCCGTGATTCCTTGCGAGCAGTGTGCGGCCCTCGGCACCGTAGGCGACATCATCCTGGCCGATCTCTCCCAGTACGTAATGATCGATAAGGGCTCAATGGCGAGCGCTTCGAGCATACACGTCAACTTCCAGACCGACCAGACCGCGTTCAGGTTTGTTTACCGCTGCGACGGGCAGCCCATGTGGGACTCGTACTTGACCCCGTATAAGGGCACGACCTCTTACCAGAGCCCCTTCGTCGCCCTGTCCAGCACACGCACCTAAACTTGACTAACCAGCCGCCGGGGGCGGGGAAACCTGCCCCCGTATCAAATTCAGGAGGTAATAAACAATGGGTAAAATGAACTTAGCCCAGGATATACACATCGTTCCTCTCCGTGTAACAACCACGGACACTGCGACCTTTGTCGCGCCGCACATCAACATGAAGCTCTACGATAAGGTAGAGTTTATCCTCCACCTCGGCACTTGCTCTGGTGATAGCTTTGTAATGACGGTCACTCAGTCGGCGGCCACCGCCGGGTCTACGTCAACCGCCATTGCTGCGCGCTATCGCTTGACCGCCGCCGCCGGGACGGACACCATGGGCGACGTCACCGCGATTGCATCAACCGGCCTCACACTGACCTACGGAACGGTCACACTCAAAACCGTTATCGTGGACGTGGACTCTCAGGACCTGACCACGGCTGATAAGCCTTACGTCGGCCTGACCTTCACCGATCCCGGCTCTGCGAGCATGATAAATACCATCTTCGCACTCTGCTGGCCGAAATACCCCAAGGAGACTAACGCCGGCGCACTCACTTAAACATGACCATCCCCAAACGTGACAAGAACAAGAAAGCGGAGCGGGCCAAAGTGTCCGCTCCCACTAAAAAGAAAGGCGAACCACGCCTAAAGCCGAAAGGCATGGATAGGAGGTAACAATGCCTGTAACCAACGTTAAAACCAAATGGTCAACTGGCAAACTAATCTTTGAGCAGGTACGCGACAGCAACGGCCAAATTCAGGTAGGCCGATGGCCGGAGTGCGGCACCGCTCCCACGTTAAACGGCTTTGAACTCGGCACGCGCGTCACCCTGGCGGGCGTAAGCACC